CAGGACACGACCAGCGGCGTAGGGGTCTTGGCTGCCACTTTTGTTTACGATGGCACCGGGACAGCTGCTTTGCCACCGACATTGACATTCAGCACCATGAACGTCGCGAATCCGGCCGGCGCAGACTTGTTCATCACTGTTATACCGAGCGACTTGGTTAATACGATGACTCGTAATCGCCAAGCCCACCGCATGCAGCGAATGGACAATTTGTCAGGGCGTCAGCGACTCGTCGCCACAGGGCCAGACCCTGCGCTACGGCGACCTCGCCCTTTCACGTCCGACCCGGTTGAGGAGAAACCATCCAGCACACCTTTCGGACCGTGTGCCGCAGCGGCCGCCATGTACGAGAAGCTCGGATGCACAGGGCATATTGTCAACGGGAGCCCGTGGTGCAGAAACTGTGACACCCGTCAGCACTATGACACAGACAGTGACGATGAGGATGTTACCGGCGTGCGTGCAGAACTCAGCAGGCTCCGGATCAAATACTGCGGGTTCACTCCGCCGCTGGAGGAGGAGAAGAAGAAGGCGGTGCCGACCAAGCCTCCTAAAACTCACCATCACAACCACTACTGCTACGATGGAGACGATGACTATCCGGTTTTGCGGTGTGGTCTCAACAACGGGCAAGAACTTGATGACAATGGAGACCCCGTTTGCGGATTTTACCTGTTCGATAGCAAGAACGGGCCTGTGAAGGTGGCCGTCGTCAAGAAATCAGAAGCACCACGACCGCGTAGCCTTCCTCGATCGACTACTGTCAATTTTGCTTGTGAGCGGCTCAACGGCGCTAATGGAGAGGCCACCAACACCGACGATGTCGTTGAGGGTAAGTTGGAGCCGACTCCAACCGACTTGATTGTCATGAGTCAAGGACATATTGAGGAGGTCGTCCGCAAAGTGACAGTCAACCCCGTCGGCCTTGTGGTCAATGGTCGCACACACCGGGCCTACATGGCCGCCCTCGCAAGCGACGGGTGGGCCATTCCGGCTTTGGCACCCATGCCTGTCGATCAAGAGAAGAAAGTCTACTTCTGGGGGGGGAGCTTTTATTGCGCACGCTTTTACAAGCGCGTATTGAAAGCCGCTCCAGAAGTTTGGACGACTCGTACCATCGACTGGATTATGGAGATTGCCGACACAGGGAAGTGGGTGGACTATCCGGCCCCCATTGTGCACCAGATCAATGGCGCGCAAGGCGAGTTCACAGGCCAAGATGATTTGCCACAAATAGCGCCCGCTTGCCCCGCTTCAGTTTTATGTGGGATCGGCGGCCATTACCACCGACGAGCGCCCAAACACATGAAGAAACCGGAAGAGAAGAAGGGCGAAGAGAAGAAGGCAAGATCCCCCCTTTTCGAGATTTGCGAAAGCAGGTATGTGTGGGAGTGCAAGAACCCGCAACATTGGCATGACCTTAATCAGCTTGGACGGTTTCAAGCTGGGACCGTTGAGTTTAAAGTCCCTATCCCGAACATCGTCGGGATTGAATTTGGGTGTGCCGCTGCCGCAGGTGTCATCCACGAACGACGGGGGCATGACATCGATGCAAAGCTCGAACAATTCTTCGAACGGGACATGCCAGCCATTCACAAAGCTGTGGCGGCTGAGGCGGAGTCCAAGGCGAAAAAGGAAGTGAAAGCAGAAGGCGAAAAGCCAGTGCCGAATGGTAGTTCTGCTGGATCGACCCGCGTCGCCGAGGAGAAGCACGCTGAGGAGAAGGGCGAGGACGGGAAGGAGCAAAAAGGAGCCCCCGACGGTGAATTGGTTGCCGTCGTTATTCCCAACTATTGCAGTCGCGATAGTTGTTGCCAGGAGATACCCTGTTATCAACATGACGTCTATGACAATCCTATCGAGGAGGACATCCCTGAGGATTATATGCTGTTCGCAAGTGATTACTTGCGCCGGCGCGACGTGTTGTTGCGGCAGGGGCTCGGACCGAGCGACGTCGGGTATGGGTTGTTTCTTCGCGAAGCCAATGCACTCAACGAAGTGCACCATATAGCCGAGTACAAGAGGGAATTCCCGGATGCAGGGTTCGAGGAGTACCTAGCGGATAATTTGCCAGAGAACATCCGCGATGGCCACATTGACCCACGGATCGAATTCCTCCGACCATTGTTCAACGAGATCCCTCCCGTGCGACTTCCGGCGATTCCGCACGCTGTGTTCGTCCCGCCGGATCCGCCGCCAGATCCTCCGCCTCCCCAGCCCGCATTGGCCCCCTTGCGGCGCATTTTCAGGCCACGCCCCGTTGTGCCGGAGGCTCCGCCATTGCTGTTGATAGGGCCTCAGGCCCCGTTCATGGCCCCTCCCGTGAATAACGGATGGGATCGTCGTTCAAGGGTTGTCATTTATTTGACCTATGCGATGCTCCGGGATTTGAGCTTTAGTCACAAAGTCCAGTCCTTCTTCTTTCGCTGGCTCCCCTTTGTCCATGAAGTTGAGAGCTTGCCCGTCAATGCGGCGACAGGGCATGAGCTCGAGCTTTTCCCAATGCAAAACAATATGATCAAGGCGTTTGCTGCGGGGTGGACAAAAGCGCGAGCCCAAAATTCCGAGCGAGCCTACTACCATCAACATGTTGGTGATGATGTAGCACCTCTCGCCCCTTACTTTGATACTCGAGCGGAGATGGAGATATACCCCGAGTTATTGGAGTTGCTGCACACGCCTCAGTTCCAGGGCAACGAGCGCAGCACAGTCAAGAAGAGTGAGGATGGGTCGGTGACCTTTCAAGGGTCCTTCCTCTCTTCCATCTGGTCGCTGGTCAACCGCAACCGCGGATGCGATCGTTTCTTGGCGGCCAGCATGCACATCACCAACAACACTGTGATGAGGTATGCGCAACAGAGTGCGTCGTTGCAGCTGATGCGCGAGCATGCGTTTCCCGTGGCACAAAAGCGGAAGGTGCCTTTTCGTATCCGGGGTCGGCGTTTGGCTGGAATGCTTGGGGCCCCTATCGTCTGGGCACGGTAACGTGCTCGGTCGTTAAGCCTTACGCCTACAACGATGAATTCGAGATACTCGCAGGCGCCGAGTATTTCGTCAACGGGCGGTTGGATTTTGGGGACCCTGACACGGTGGACCCATTTTATCGGACCCGTTATGGGCCGTGTGTAGACTTTGACTTTGTCACATACGGCAACAACAATACCAACATGTCGTTGGGCGTGACACGCCTAACGAAGGTTCGGAAACCGGAAATCCCTGGCTTTCACCTCATGCTGCAACAATTGCAGCGCCAATTTATTGCAGACCACCTACACGTCTATCTGGACGCTGCTGAGAAGTACTCTGTGTACTTCGACTCATATACCTCTAAAGTTGAAGAGGTTATCGCTCATTATGCTGATCCGCATGAGAAGCGAAAGTTGCGCATCTTTGCGTATTTTGAGTTGATAGCGGACGGCAGGTTGGGTCTCGACAATGACACTTGGTTGAAGGTAAGTAAGAGGGGTGTCGCGTTTTGCGAATGGATGTTGAAGTTGCGTGAAAACGCCAAACCTGGGAAGTTGCCTCGCTTAGTCATCAGCCTCGGAACACCTGCATCTTTGGCAGGGTTTATTCCGATGGAGCTGTTGAAACAAGCGCAGAGCGGGTGCCCAATTTATTACCGAGGGGGAGTGATTTACTTTTGCAAGTCACCCAAGCGTGAAGCTCTGCGGCGGTATTTCCGCGAGTTGTACGCGCTTCCATGGAGGTACATGTTTGTGTACTTCTCTGACGACTCGGTTTTGGGGTACTGGTGCGACGGTGTACCGCACTACCATAATCTAGACATCTCTGATTGTGACGCTTCTCACACCTCCGCCACTTTTGATGCGCTGGTGCAGAGCACTCCAGGCTTTTTACACCCGGACGTCGAAGTCCTTGTCGACCAGTGCCGCGCTCCATTGCGAGTGCGGTCGACGTATGTCGGTAGTGGACCCCGGAAAGTGTTTCTCGCAAGACCTCGTCAGGTCAAGTCGTACAGCGGTTCGACTATAACAACCGCCATCAATGGTGTTGGGAACACGTCTATCGGTCTCGCTATAGGGGACCTGGACGAAATCCGACCCGAGCTTATCACGCACGCCGCCCAACAAGCCGGCTATGTGGTAACCGGTGCGGAGCCCATTCGCTTTGAACAACTCCAATTCCTGAAGCATTCACCAGTGCTTGTGGACGGTCAGTACGAACCTCTACTGAACGTAGGAGTGTTGCTTCGCCTACTTGGCTCAGTCAAGATGGACCTACCGGGGAAGGGCAAACTGGAGCAGCGAGGTCGAGAATTCACTTACTCACTCGTTAACAGTGCTTACCCTCGGGCTCGGTTCACTTTAGTGGATAGGTTGCGGGCTGGACATGAGACCAGCGTGCGACCTGAGATCCAGTCAGCAGTCGATGAGCTATTGCGGTATCGCGTGGAACCTAGTGAAGATGAACGCATCATCACATTCCCAGACGACGAGATCGCAAAACGCTATGACATCCCGCTGAACTGTTTTCTCGCCATGTCACACAACTTGGGAAGTTGTGGCTTCGGTGAGCACTACAGAGACGATGCAACAAATACCATCTTGAAAGCAGATTATGAGATGGAAATCGGCGCCCATAACCAAAATCCATGGATGGGAGACACCTTTGAACCGCGCAAGTCGTAAAATTGAATGAAGTCGTGTTAACACACCACAAGTTCCACCATTAAAATTTTTACACGCGCCATACTGGG